TGCTTGACCTGTATCTTGGATTGAGTCTCCATCTCTAACTTCTGAGCTGCTACTTGAGCTGCTATCTGTTGCGACTGCATCTGCTGCTGTGCTTGAGCTTGTTGCTGTTGCATCTGCATCTTTTCTTCTCTCTCTTGCTTTTTGACTCTTTTTAATTTCAACAATTGATTGGCAAGCTTTAAGTTTCTGAGCTCCCTAATATCAATAGCGTCCTCAAGATTGATGTCCTGCTTGGATAACGCCATCTGAATATTCTGCTCTAGCTGCGCCTTCTGCTCTTCATCAGGAGAGACCTCTATGAATATACCAAAGTCATAAATGTACAGGTCAGATATCTCGTTAAGTATACTCACGTTATACTTGCCTATCTTGTTGATAAAGCTATCCTTAAAGTCTGAGTACTCTAATATGTCTGCTACCCTGTACGATAAAGCCTCGGATAATGTTCTATAAATATAAAGACTACCATCTAGTATATGCCTAGTAGCTGTGTTGGAGTTTAATGCAGCTAGCTTCTGCACGCCAACTAATGAGTTAGGGTCAGGTGTTGAAGCGTCTCTAGGTCCTAATCCTGTCACAGACCTAATCATGTCTAGGTAGTGATTATAATTTGCAATCAGCATCTGAGTTTTAGCTGCCCCGGAATTAGATGTTAACTCTTGTATTGGGACACGACCTTGATTGTAATCACCATCCTGTGTGTAGCTACGACCAATGACGCTACCTGTTTGAAAGTAAAGTCTCAATGCGTCCTCAGGATTGTAAGCACTCCCTGTCCCTAAGTCAACCTCATTTAAACCATCTGCATCAATAAACACACCATCAGGTACAACACGAGATATTACCTGCTGTAATTTGTAGTGTGTCATGTTGATTAAATCAGCAAATGGAATCATTCTTCTTGTCAATGACTCGATAGCTCCCTTGTACATTCGTGGAGCAACAGCAACATAATTTGGAATTGCATGCTGATTAGCTGACTTAGGCCGAACCATATTCTCTGCAAGCTCCCATTTCAAAACAATATTCGTTCCCATAACCATAACGCCTTCATACCAAACGTCTATAGTCTTTTCTATCTTCTCAAAATTTCCCTCCTCCATCATCTCTGTGGGTGGATTGAATTGGTCATCCTTCTCTATTACTCGACTACCTCCCCCTTCAAGAACTTTCTTCTTGTACACAAACTTCTTTGTGGTCTTGTAGTTAAAGTACATTAAGGTGCAAGTATCCCTGTAGAATATATCGTTCTGATAGTATTGAGCCACATTGAAGTAATCATACCAAGACTGACTATACTTTGATATCTTCTCCATATCCTCATTAGTCAGCGTAGGGTCTATCTTCTTTGTCTCAGTAATGGGGACAGTTTTTATTTCCCCCCAATAAAAGCAGTCTTTAAAGTGTGGGTCTTCCGTATAGCTGTAAACCACATTTGCAGGGTCTACATAAGAAACCTTAACCCCGGAGCCTAGTAAAAACTCATGCTTAGCTACACTTATACCAAGCACAGTAAGGTCATAGTCAAATCTTTTTCTTAAATCAACATAGTGATTCTCTTCTAATATCGTATCAATAGCTTCTTCCTCAGCTATTTCTATAGCAGGCTTGTATTTAATCTGCATATATAAAGCGAGCTCATCATCATCCTGTGGTAGTTCTTCAGGAGACATAACAAACGCATCAAACCCTGAACGCTCTTTTACTGTGGTTAATATGTCCTGAGCCGCCATCTGCCCTTCTATCATGTCTTGATACTTACTTCTCTTTCCTTGGGACAAAGAATCTTGAGCGAATGCGTTAACCTTAAACAGCCTGTCAGCCATTCCGTTAACAACGATATCTACAAACTTTGGTATAATAGGCACAGGTGTCCAATCAAGATTAAGGTAGGATAAGTCTCCGTCAATAGCTAGTTCATTTTTGTACTTACCAATAGACTGTTCTCCACGAGCATATAGTCTTAATCTATGGAACTCTCTCCATTGGTCGTAATAACGACAGTTGCTGCCGTCTCTCTTAAACCATTCGTATTGTATTGCTTGACCTACTTGCAATCCAAATTCTACTGTAGCTTTCTCAGAATCAGAAACAAACTGACTAGGGAAACCTGATGGATTGATATTTATATTTACTTCCTTCATTGAATTAATTCGCTTGTTCGACCCTTGTTATTATACCTAGCAAAGTTAATGCTTATTTTTGATTCTTTTTTCTCAGGGATATATAGGTGTTTTTGATTAGCCATTATAGCTAAGCCTGAGCTTATCGTCGCATCAAACTTAGTTCTGTTGCTGATATCAAACCTAGCCCAATCCTCTAGTGTTCTTATAAAAGGCATTGTACCCATATCATCAACATCTCTAAAAGAGCCTTCAGTATCTAATCCCACATGTTTCTCTATGTATGACTCTATGGCTGAGGCGTGAGCCTGCTTAACATCTTCGGAGCTGTTAGGTATCCCACCTAGTTCCTTCTCAGTCTTAGACAGCTTGTTGTAATGCTTGTCGGGTCTATTTAAACAAAAACCTCTGTAGCCTCTGTTTTTAAAGTGATATAACAACCTCGGCTTATTGTTCTCTATTAATATTGGCATACCGTAAAACACGCAAGCCATGAGAACTTCTTCAAAGAATATCTCAGCAGTCTGTGGCCTAGCTACGTACTCTAAGAAGAACTCATTACTAGGAGCGTCGTCCATGTTGTATTTAGTCATCCCATGCAGAGCACCATTAGAACCGCCACCACCAACCACACCCGATATGTCGTATGAATCACAACCAAAAGAACCTACATGCTCATTCCCTGGATGTTTCTTACCATTTCTATTTATAACTCTATTCTGTAAATTCTTTCCGGGAATCCACCCAACATGGAACCTACCTCTTTTGTCGGGTGACCACACAACCTTAGTGTCCTTTATCCCATCTTTCCAATGAAAAGAGCCTCTTGTTAGGTGGTGCTCTTTTATCATTGCATCATTATAATCTATCTGTTGATATATTTTTGTTAAGTTAAATAAAGATGCCTTACTCTCATCTCTAAATGCGTGTGACTCGTTTCTTGGAAACTGCCTATAAAATTCATTAAGAGCGTCAGGGTCACTCTTTAAAGACTCAGCTTCTGCTTCCCAATAATCAATTGCTCCGTTAGTTATCATCTCACCATCAACACCTTTTACAGGTTGATCAGGTTTCCTTAAAACAGGGTGACCATACAAGTCTATGAACCCCTCCATATTGAACTCCATAGGAATAAATAAGGAATACATTCCACTCTTAGTTTGTCCGTTTCTGTTTCTAGTTGAAGCTTTTGAGTCGTAATAAAGAGCCTTGTAGTTTGCTCCACCCTTATCCAATGCGTTAGATGTTGAACCCATCATACACTTCCCGATTATCTTACTCCCTAATCTCAAGCAAGTTTTAGTTACCCTCCAATTGTTTTGTATGTTGTTCGGCCTTAACCATTTCCCACTCTCGTCGTGAGCTAGGAATAATAACTTCTCACCATCGTAAGAGTTGTCATCTGTGTTCTTCCAATCTATCGTGGTGTCCAACCCGTCCAACTCTTCCGTCTTTGTGTTGTACATATTCTTTTTGGTTATCTTAGACGCAGGGATTCTAAAAGCAAGCTCAGTCTTAGGTTTATCCATTCCATCCATGATAGGTTTAAAAAAGAAAGGGAGCTTATAGGAGATAGGGACGACTTTATTAGTAAACATTTTTTTAGCATCAGGACCCGTCTTAGATAAGATACCAATCCTAGAATCTCTAGCTAATGTTCCGATATTAACACACTCAGAAGACGACATGAATGAGAATCCTGAACGTCTAATTTTTAAATAAGTTTGACCAAAAGAACGACTATCCGCTTTGCAAGCTTCCCAATGAATCCATAAAACCCTATTAGCTTCCCTAAAGTCAGGATAACCAACGTCTATGTTGGACCATTGTAGATACATATAGTGCGAGCCTGTTATGTATGTAGGGATTCCTTTATTTAAAAACCAATGTCCATACTCCCTGTTGTCAAACTCATTCTCAATATAATCAACCCAATCATCCTTAAATGAAGACGGCATTTCGTTCCATTGAAATATTGATTGAATTTTTGATAAAGGCTTAGGAAGCTCTTGCCTAACCCAATATTCCTCAAGTGGGTTGGTTGATTTACTAACTAAAGAAGCGGGAATTTTTGGAAGCGCAATATGTAAACCCTCCAATAAGATTACCTCCCCGATCTTGCCTGTTTTAGATATAACAATCACATCATATTCCTGATTGTATCCATAAGACCAGGACCTAGAAGTGTTTTTCCTCTTTACTATCTTCTTCGGAATGTGATCTTCTATTGTTGTATATAGGCTAACTCGCTCTTCGTTCTGCAAATCCTCTAGTTGTAATTTCTTTTTTCGATGTGGTTAATTTTTCTTTTTCAGATTCTATTCTTGACAATATCTCAAACGCATCAAATATAGCCAACTTCTTTGTTGCTGCTGCATTCTTTAATCTATCTGCTGCCAATTCATCGTCAACCTCAGGCTTTATAATTTTTTCCTTAGCAACCTTGATGAGTTGCTTTACAGCGTCATATCCTGCTTCTATAATTTTATTTTTAATTTCATCAGTATTCATATAGCTATAGTTATCTGATGGTCATATATCCTGTAAATCTTCTGACCGTCTAAATTAAATTCATATTTTATTTCAGGCTCAAAACAAACCTTGTCACCCTTTGATACGCCTTTTGATACCAAATAGTTATTAGGATATAACATTTCCCCCATTAGTGGCTCCTCACTCATAGGCTTCATAATGAAACAATCCTCTGTAGGAATAGGCTTAACAAAGCAATACCTGTCGTAAGCGTTCCATTTGCCATCACTCTTATACATAAAGAATTGGTCTAGCTCTATAAAAAATAAGTCATCCTTGAAAAAGCTTTTACCACTCTTCCTTCTTCCTTGCATATCGTTATAAAACTTAAACACATTGTGGTGAACCAATAAGATGTCACCTATCTTGATAGGGCCTTCATAACCTAACGGAAGCTCTACCACCTCTGCTTCCCTGTTAGAAAACTTATGGTCCTCTTCGGATGTGCTTACGATTAACTCCATACCACCAACCGATTTCGTATTGCTGTAACGCTTACCGCCAACAGGCTTAGCTATAAAGTAGTGTGGTGACCTCATTGAAAATAGATATTATACTCGACAGAGATGGGAACGGTGGACGTAAACTCCTTCCACAAAACAACTTCATCAGCCCTTTCTATCCAAACCTGAAACGAATCCCTGTTCTCGCTGTACTTTATTAAATGAATAATATAGCTATCGTTTAACACCTTCTGCCCCACAATGTAGTGCATGGCTCCTGATTTATAGTCAGGTCCAACAGCTATCTTTCTTATGTCCATTAAATTTGATAACCTGTTAAGTAGAGGTCGTTTACGATGATATTCTGTGGCGAGTCAATTCCAACCAAAACATCAAACACATCCCCAAAAGTTGTTGTACCTATCACAGGAAGAGTCGTCTCTTTTCCTTCAAATACTCCCCCTGAGTTTCTGTGTGTTTGAGACAAGGTAAAGAGGGTTACTCCATTTTTTCTTTTAGAAACAGAAATAACATGAGTCCCGTTAGCAGGAACTGTTATGTTAACAGCAAGAGAAACATTAAAGCTCGCATCCACCTTGCTATTGTAAGTAAATGAACCTGTAGCAGAGCTAGTTACTACTCTACTTGCAACCGGGAACTGAATCCCCCCTGTTGGTCCTGCTCCACCCACAAATGTCGAGTCCTGCACAACTACATTATAAGGAGGCCCTATTGCTCCTGCGGTATTCGACTCTATAGTGTTGTTGGCTACCTGCATAACCCCTGTGGCGTTACCATTCGACACCCCTTGGTTCGCTTGTATGATGTAAGTGTTTTGGGTGTCGTAAGAAAAGTTTGTTACCAATCCTGTTGTTAGTCCTGTGCTCACAAAAGTGTTTGACGCAATAGTTCCCAACCCTGTAGTACTAGATGGGTCTATCTTTATTCCATCCTGTCCCTGTTGAGGATGGATGATGCCCCCGTTAATATTTAC